TGCTTATGTCGATTTCTCTTATAACGTGGGACCACGGGCGTTTTGCGATTCAACTCTCAATCGATTGCTTAATGCAGGACAATATAACCGCGCTTGCCAAGAATTGCTCCGCTGGAATCGGTTTCATGGGGTTGTTTTAGTGGGATTAACTAAACGCCGCCAAGAAGAATACGAAACCTGTATGGGAAAAGATAATGTTTAACTTATACTGGACTTTAGGAATAGCTTGTATCTCATTGATTATAGGTCTATTTACCGGATATGAGTTTGAAGCATCAAAGTATCAAGCATATAAAGAATCAGTCATTATTGCACAGAAAGTTGCAGAAAATGAAACTAAACAAAGAGAGATTGAGGCTCAACAGACTACTAAGGAAATTAGCGATGCATATCAAAATGATATATCTATTATTCGCCGCTTTTATTCTGGCCGGTTGCAGCACAACTCCGGTGGCATCCACTTGCCCGAGATTTCCGTCACCGCCTCCAGAGTTAATGAAAACACCTCCAACGAAGGATTTGTTGGACAATGCGCTGAAACGACCCTAATGCTTGTAGATTTGCAAGACTGGGTAAAACGTCAGCAAATATTGGATAACCAAAAATGACAGATAGTTTTGTATTAACTTATGATTCTTTGATATCTACTGTTTTAGAATATCTGGAACGGCAGGATCCCGCTGTGGTGAATGCCCTTCCAGTGTTTATTACTTTGGCTGAAACTGAGATTGCCCAACAAATTAAAAGTTTGGGTCAATTGCAAATAGTAGAAACCAACCTCACTCCAAGCAATCCTGTATTGCAGAAGCCGGCGCGGTGGCGTAAAACAGTATCCATGAACATTATTGTTGCTGGTAAACGGCAACCTGTTTTGTTGAGGAAATATGAGTATTTAACTAATTATTGGCCTGATAATACCCAAACAAATCAGCCTTTGTATTATGCAGATACAGACTGGGATCATTGGTATTTAGCCCCAACTCCCGACCAAGCATATGCTATGGAGGTTCTGTATTATGAGCGTATTCAACCTTTGAGTTCTGCTAATCAAACGAATTGGCTTACTCAGAACGCGCCAAACGCCATGATTTTTGGAACCCTCTTGCAAGCTATGCCGTTCCTAAAAAATGACCAGCGCCAAATTTTCCAACAAAAGTATCAAGAATCGCTCCAAGCTCTAAAGAGTGAAGATGTGTCACGGGTTGGGGATAGACAGGCTGTTGCCGTAGATAGTTAAAGGATAAACCATGACCACGTACAATAATCCATATTCTGGCCAAACTATTAATCCATCTCAAATAGGATATGAGTTACTGACCATTAGTTCTAACACGGCTTTAGAATGGCCTATTAATGGCAATGTTGGAACTCCTGTTGCCAACATCATTGATGTTACAGCCACCACTACTGGCTTAAGCCTGATGATGCCAAATGCAGAAAGCGCTTCCGTTGGTGCATCCTTAATTGTACGTAACATAGGTTCTAATTCATTTACAGTAACTGATTTAAGTTTAAACACTATTGTTGTGGTAGCTGCAGGGATTTCAGAATTTGTATATTTAGTAGACAATAGTACAAATAATGGTTCATGGGAATCTGTGCAATTTGGTGCTGGAACTTCTGCTGCAAATGCCGCCGCACTAGCTGGAAATGGTTTAATTGCCATTGGTACGGAATTAAATACTGGTACTCCCACTTATTTGTTTTCATCCAATTACTCAATGGTGGCATCCGATCGTTCATCATTTTATGTTTGGACGGGGGGTGCAGGCACCATTACTTTGCCGGATTCTGGTTCTGTTGGTAGCCAATGGTATTCCATTATCAAAAATGATGGTACTGGAATTTTAACTGTTTATCCTACTGGGGCTAATACCATTGATGGTAATGTCAGCTTCCAATTGCAGATTGGCGAATCATTTGTTGTAGTGTCTAACGGAAGTAATTTTTATAGTTATGCTTATGGCCGTTCAGCCACTTTCTTTTTTACTCAATTATTGTTAACTGTAACTGGCGGAACCGTAACTTTGTCTACCGCTCAGGCAGAAAATATTATTCAAGAATATCAAGGCACCTTAACTTCCAACTGTACAATTATTTTACCTAATACTGTTCAATTGTATTCTTTGCGAAACAATACTAGTGGTGCCTATACTTTGACATTCCAAACTAGTTCAGTTGGAGGCTCTTCAGTAACTTTACCGCAAGGACAAACAATTATTGCTATTTGTGATGGTACTAATGTGTACAATGCACAAACGGCAACAACTAGTACGTTTTCATTAGTAAAAGTGGGGAATGGTTCGTATTTGTCTCCGTCATATACCTTTAGTTCTGATACTACGACTGGATTGTATTTGGTTTCAACATATACTTTAGGTTTTGCTGCAGATGGTCAAGCATTGGGATCTATTAGTCCAAATGGAATGTTAATTCCTGTTGGCATTGCTGGCGGAGCATTTTAATGACAGTTAAGGTTTCGGCATTACAGTGTGGTGCCGGTATACAACGAGACGGAACTCTATTAGCCGCCCCTAGTTATACGGATGGCAAATGGGTTCGTTTTCAGTATGGAAGACCCAGAAAGATTGCTGGATATACCGCATCATTTTTAAATGCTCCTAGTGTTAGTCGCGGAATGATTATGAGTGCTTTTAATGGCACTAATTATGTTATTTCTGGTGACAGTACTGGGGTTTATCAATGGCAAACCGATAATGATGATGCTATTGGTAGTGGTCCTTATCCTTATACAATTAGTGGTTCCCCCACTATTGACAATAATACTTTATGGCAATTTGATATTGGTTATGACCCTTATGGAACTGGGAATAACAATTTAATCGCCCATCCCGGTGAAAATCTAAATGATATTACTTCTACATTTAATTCGCGCCCACTGATTGGTCCTTTGACTGGTAATTCTTTATCACCCGTTGGAGTATTTACTGCTACCGGAACAACTACAGCGAGCTCTACTAGTGTAACCTTTGCAACTACGATAGTGGCGATTGGACCCGGGATATCAGTAACCGGTACTGGTATCCCGGCCAATACCACAGTTGTTTCTGCTTCTGTTGTAAGCGGTGTTTGGACTGCCGTATTGAGTCATGCGGCAACTGCCTCAGGAACGGTTACGCTGACATTTGACAACAATATATCTGTTTCAGGTGGGGCAGTAATGCTCTACCCCTATCTGTTCGTTTACGGCAATTATGGCTTGATTCAGAACTGTTCTGCAGGGGACTTTAATAACTGGACATCTGCAGATTCAAATTCAAATAATGTTGCTTCCACCAAGGTAGTTAAAGGTCTTCCGTTGCGTGGTGGAAACACTTCTCCAGCTGGTTTATTTTGGACTTTGGATTCCGTAATTCGTGTAACTTACAACCCTGTAGCTGTTGGAACTTCGGAAATTTATTGGAGTTATGATTTAATTACTCAGCAATCATCAATTATGTCTAGTTCTGCCGTAATTGAATATGATGGAGTATTTTATTGGGCTGGGGTAGACCGGTTCTTAATGTATAACGGTGTTGTACAAGAAATTAAGAATACTCAAAACATGAATTGGTTTTTTGATAATCTGAACTATACACAGCGTCAAAAAGTATGGGTTTCGAAAGTTCCTCGGTGGGGGGAAATTTGGTGGTTTTATCCTCGTGGAAATTCTACAGAATGTAATGATGCTATTATTTACAATGTTCGAGAGCAGTGTTGGTATGATGCTGGACAGGCTTTAGGTGCTAGGCGTTCAGCTGGAGTATTTTCGGAAGTATTTCGCCGGCCCATATGGAGCGGTTGGGATATAACTGTAAATAACAATTATGTTCTCTGGCAGCATGAATATGGGACTAACCAGATTTATACTAATCAGGTTGATGCAATTGAGTCATACTTTGAATCTAACATTTTGGGGGCATCTATGGGCCTCGTGGGGGCCTCAGACCAACCTGGGGATAACCTTTGGACACGTTGTGAACGCATTGAACCAGATTTTGTGCAAAGCGGAAATATGTCGGTTATCATTAAAGGGAAAGGTTATGCAGATGATGTAGATAATGCATCAAATCCCTATGTTTTTGACCCAACTACACTTAAAATAGACATGAAAGAGCAACGCCGAGAAATGAGGGTTAGGTTTACC